GTTGCATTACTGCAGCTCTCTGTTCAACAGAAGTTCCATGCCCTAAGGACGCCTTCTCTGCCATTACCTAGCGGAGATCTAGCCATTAGATCATTCATTTGTGATCTTTCCGGAACTATCGTAGATGATGATTTCTACCAGGTTTCTACAAAATAGCCACCTTTCTAGTAAACCTGAAAACTTGCGAAATAATAAGGTGATGGTAATATAGGTTCGATTAAGAGGAAAATTATAAATAATTAACATTAAATGAAAAAATATTTCAACACACTTATCATTGCGCCTGATTTTAAGATTACACCAAAGAATTGAATTACTGAAAAAGAAATATTTAATTTCTTTCGTGTAATTTCCTTTATTACCTTGTTATCTACTAGCGACAAAAAAAGCGATGGTATTACTTTCTGAAAGGATAGTTAAATTGGTAAAATCTAATAAATTTCAATTTTGTTTTGATTATTTAAAAGAAAGTACCCGTTTAACAATTCAATCACTTAGTGGTAATAAATCTCACTCTGATCCTTTAAAAATAAGGGTCAAAACTGATTTATACGGTCTGCCTACTATTATTCCTTTTCATATTAGACATTCTCTAAGACGTTTTGTTGATAACAAAATATCCAATGATGATGTCTATATGATAAGATTAATTCGTAGCTTACTTACCGGTCTAAATGTTTACAGAGTCTTTCCTACTTCTCCAGTGGCCAGTTTAAACACCATTACTGACGGGATGAAACCCTTCAGTGTGTCTACTTTACCAGTGGATGGTCTGAAAGAAGCTATTAAAGAACTTGTACCTTCATTAAAGATTAGTATCAATCGATCTCATATCATAGGAGGTGAATCAGCTGGTCCAAATTCGGGAAAATCAATCTGAGGTACAGAAGCAGATGCAGTTGCATTTGTACATTCTCCAAAACTTTTATTTCATTTAATTAAAATAAACGGTTTAAAGAACTTATTCTGAACTTTATGATTAATTTTCTCAATTTGTTTCAGTCTTCCCTTTTATTTACTTAATTTGTTAATAACGAAGAAGAAAGCTGTTATGGGGCGTCTGAGTGTAGTGTATGATCAAGCTGGAAAAGCCAGAGTAATTGCTATTACTAACTGGTGGATTCAACAAAGTTTAAAACCTTTGCATGATTCCATTTTTCAGATTTTGAAAACATTACAAACAGATGCAACATTTGATCAATCAAAGCCTATAATTGAACTCCTGGAACGTGTACCAAGAGGTCAGAAATTATATGGATTTGATTTATCAGCAGCTACCGATCGGTTACCTATTGATCTTCAAGTTCAGATTCTAAATATCCTAGGATATAAAGGTCAAAACTGAAAAGGTCTACTAGCATTACCGTGAAGTTATAGAGGAAAAGAAGTTTTCTATTCTGTGGGGCAACCTATGGGAGCTTATTCTTCTTGAGGTATGTTGGCTTTAACACACCATGTTATTGTCAAATATGCTTCCATTAAAATAGGCGTGCGAGATTTCAAAGATTATTGTGTACTTGGTGATGACATTGTCATTGCTAATGATGCAGTTGCTCAAGAATACATCAATCTAATGAATTCATTAGGTTTAAGTATTAATTTAACAAAGTCTGTTATATCGACAAGATTTACAGAATTTGCTAAAACTTGAGTTGGCCCTGGTGGATTGAACCTATCTCCTATTGGTCCTGGATTAATACTCCAAGCCATGAGACATAGATTCTATCTTCCACGTCTAGTTATTGAAAGTTTCAAACTAGGAATCCTTCCGAATTACAGCCCCGAGACTCTTTCTAATTGCATTCCTAAATTCTTAAAGAAAAAGGATACAATTAAAATTGTTTTAGTTTCGTACCTGCTAAATAGATTTACTAGTGAGCCTATT